ACCCGCATCATCTGGTACCCCCGATGCCCGCGTAGAGCAGCGGCGTTCCAAGCAGCTCGCGGCGGACGGCGGCCTCCATGTCGCTGCGGTAGGTGCTGGCCCCTTCGGTACCGGGGTTCCACGAGAACGAGCCGACGGTAAAGCCGCCGCCCTCCATGATGCCGCCCGAGCATCCGTATGCGGCGTCGACCTCGCAGGCCGCCATGACCGCGCGCGCCCACTCCTCGGAGCCGTCCGGCTCGTTGGGGAAGATCAGGTCGCGCACGGCTGCCGTGGCGTGGGGGAGCGCCGCCTTGAACTCCTCGGCGGACAGCTCCCCGCGCCCGGCTGCCAGGTAGTCCTCGTGGGTCGGGGCTCTAGTTTCCATCGTCCTCGGCCGCCTCGGGCTTTTCCGCCTTGCCCTTGGCGGGCTGCTCGTCTGCGGCCTTCGCCTCGGGCTTTTCCGCCTTGCCCTTGGCGGGCTTGGCCTTCTTCGGGGCCTCCTTCTCGAAGGCCAGTCCAACGGTGCGCATGTCGCGCCTCCTTCCTACGCGGCCTTCATGCCTGCGGTGATGTAGTGCGCCAGGTTCTCGCGGACGCCGCACACGCCGTACTTGCGGTACTTGAACAGGTGGCCGAAGCCCTGCTGGTTGTCTTCGGCGTCGATGACCTTGCCGTGCGCGAAGTTCCAGCGCAGCACCACGGCGTCCTTGTGGACGATGAGGAAGTTCATGTCCACCGCGCCGGTGCCCTTCTTGTAGTGGCCGATCTCCTCGTCCTTGGTGGTGCCGTCCAAAAGGTCGATGGCGCTGTAGAAGCGGGACTGCGGCACCTTCACGATGGAGGAGAAGCCGTCCAGCGCCTCTCGGGACTTGGTGGTGTCCAGGTCCTTCACCATACCCAGCAGGGTGGGGGTGATGAACAGCACGCGGCCCTCTTCCGGCACCTCCTTCTCGTCCATGTCGCACATGGCGGCGTTCAGGCCCTTGAGCATGTCCGCGCCGTCGGCGTAGGTCTTCTGCTCCTTGGTGATGCCGGTGCCTGCGCACAGCGTGGAGAACACGAACGCGTCTCCCTCGGGCACCACCTTGGTGCGGTTGAAGTGCGCGGCGGCGTTGCCGAACGCCAGATTGAAGGACTGGGCGTCCACTTTCTGGTCGATTTCCAGGATGGTGCCGCGGTCGTAGTTGGCGCTGATGGGCTTCCAAGTCAGGGACGCGCCGCTGTTCTGCGGCAGTCGCCCGTTGGCCTGCACGTCGCCCAGGCCGCCCATGGAGTAGACGGGATAGTAGAACTCGCCCATCTGCTCCATCTGCGCGATGTTGCCCTGCGGCGCGGCGCTCTCAAGCACTGCGGTCAGGGATTCCTTGCGGTACGCCTCCATGAGCACGTTCTCGTAGCCCTTGGGCAGTTCGATGCTGTTTGGCATGATTTACTCCTTTGAAGATTCGTCGGTGAGTCCGAAAGCTGCGCGGAAGTCGGCCAGGCCGTCGGAACCTGCGCCGCCCTTGGGGTCGCCGCCCGCGCTCTCGCGGGGCTGGTCGGTGAACATGTAGGCGTTATCCTTCTTCAGGGCCTCGAAGTCGATGCCCGTGAGGTTGCCCTGCTCGTCCAGCTTCGCGTCAGCGATGTTCGGGATGATCGCGCGCGCCGCCTTGGCGTTGCGCACCCCCATCTGCGCCAGCTTGGTGTCGATGGCGAAGTCGCGGCGCATGTCGGCCTCGCGCTTCTCGACGTCGGCCTTGTACGCCTCGTTGTCGGCCTTGGCCTTGTCGAGCGCGGCCTGCAGCTCCTCGGCGTTGCCCGCCTTGGAGGTGAACTCCTCGATCTGCTTGTCGCGCTGCTCCAGCTCGGCCTTGAGGGCCTTCACCTGCTCCTGGTACTCGTCGGTCTCGCGCTTGTACTTCGCGTAGGACACGACCTCCTTCGCCGGTCCGGTCTGCTGGCCGTTGTCGCCGCCCTCGTTGCCTTGGGGCTTGTTGTCGTCCGCCATCGCTTGCTCCTTCCGTGTTTGGTTTTCGCGCTTCCCTGCGCGCTTGGATGGCCCGCCGTTGTCGCCGCGGTCGCGTGCGGGGCCGTTGTCGCCGCCCCATCGCGTGACCGCATCTTCCCCGAGGTGTCGCCAGGCAAAAGAAAAGGCCGCCCGTGATGGGCGGCCTTGATGCCGTGCGTTTGCTCGGTTGTCGCTTGGTCTACTTCATCAGCCCCGCGTCGCGCAGAACCTTGCGGGACTTGGCAAAAAGCTCCTCGCGCTCTTCTTTGGTCAGCTTTTCGGCGGCTTTCGACTCGGAGGCGCTGTCATCTATGACGAGCACCCAGTCCTCTGGCGTCACTTCTTTTTTGTCAGCCTGAACCATTTCGCTTCCTCGTTTCGCTCGTAGAGCATTTCGGTGGCAAGCTGGTCGATAACGTCGCCGCCCACGTTCGGGCACTCTCTTTTCGCCAGCTCTCGCAGCTCCTCGTACGCTTGTACGACGCTGCGGTCGTTCACCTTGATTTCGTAGATTGTACCATCGTGGCACGCCACCACTGAGCTGCGCACCCAGTCGTTTTCCGCCACCGTTCGAATGTCGGTCCACGACGGCGGCGAGCTCATGGGGTGGTTGTGGATCAGCACCACGCCGCCCTTGGTGCGCCTGCACGCCTCCACCTGCTTGGCGGTCAGGCCGCACGCCTGGCTCTTCAGGCCGTGCCCGAAGGTGTCGGTGACGCGCTCGCCCTTCTTCCACGACACGACGGACATGCGTTCGTAGCCCGTGCCGTCGCGGTCGCGCAGGATGCGGCGGCTTTCGGCGTACACGGCCTCGCTTGCGCGCTTCGGGATGGGAAGGGACGCCACCTTGTCGTGGTAGGCCCTGCCGTTCACGGCGCGGCGGCTCACGTCTGCGGCGGTGCCCGCGCCCTTGCCCGGCATGAACTTCTCGCGCACCCAGGTCTTGTCCGTGGCAAGCGGGTAGATGCGCTCCTTCGATTCCACGGCGGCCTCGCGCGTGCGCTCGCGGGACAGGTAGGGATGGGCGGCTATGTGCTCGCGCTGGCGCTTCTGCAGCTTGCCCAGGCGCAGGCGCTCCTTGGTGTTGTCGAGCCCGGCGGCCTCCAGGGCCGTTGCCTCGCGCTTGGCGGCGCGTATGCCGCGCTCAAGCTCGCGCTGCTTCTGCTCTGCCTGGTATCGCTCCTCGCGCTTCTCGTCGCCGCCATCTGGATCGCGCTCGTACCGCAGCTGCTGGCCCTCCACGTAGATGCCGAAGTCGTGCTTGCAGTTCGCGCCGCACAGGCCATCGACAGAGCCGTAGCCCGTCTCGCGGTAGAACGGCGGGTACTTCTTGGACTTGCCCGACAGACTGAACACGCGGCCCTGCCACTTGGCGTGGCTCTCGCGCGCCCCGCCGTGCGAGGAGGTCTGCACGAGGTCGTGCCCGGTCTCTTCAAGCAGCTCCAGCGTGTTGCGGCTGCCGGCCTGCACCGCCTGCGTGCGAATGTGGCGGCGCATGGCCACGTCCGCCTGCGCCCACGCCCCGCTCTTGTAGTCCACGACGGACACGCCGCGCCGCGCCAGCTTCAGCACGGCCTCGCGGGTGGCCTGCTCGTAGCCCGCCATGCCCGAGTTCACCCGAGCCACGGCCTGCGCCACGACTTCGAGGTAGGCGCGCTGCACGTTGGCGGGCATCTTCAGGTTGTCGCGGCTCACGACGTCCTGCACTCCCGCCGCCGTGGCCCGCGCTGAGTTGTGCAGCCTCCACTGCATCGTCTTGGACAGCGCGCCCATGGCCGTGCCCAGTGTGGCCAGGTCGGCCTCGGCGCTCTTGGCCACGGCCTCGGCCGCAGCCTTGGCAGCCTCGCGCGCGGCTCTGCGGCCCTCCTCGTTCATGGCCTTCTGCACGTCCTTGGCGGCAAGCGCCGCCTTGCGGGCGGCCTGCGAGTAGGCGCTGTCGCCCTCGAAGTCGATGGAGCCTATGAGCGCGGCGTAGATGCACACCAGGCGCAGGGTGTATTCGTCCATGGCCCACTGCGCTGCGTCGGTGAAGTGCTCTATGTAGTCCGGCCCCAGCATCAGGCGAGCCCGTCGCCCAGCATGTCGAACGCGCCGGCCTGCTGCTCGGGCACGTTGGCCTTGGCCTCGTTGCTGGTCTCGCCGTAGAAGCGGCGGCGGTACTCCCACGGGGCCATGATGCCAGCGCCGACCTCGCTCATGGCCATCTCGCGCGCGCTCTGCGTGTCGCTGATGATGGAGTCGTCGAAGTCCACGGTGACGTCGCCGTAGGGCACGGCCTCGCCCTTGATGCTGCGGCACGCGTCGGCCATGCCGTTCACGAGGCGCACGATGGACTTGCGCAGGGCGTTCTCGTGCCGGTGGATGGATCGCATCAGCTGCGAGTTGTCGGCCGCCACCTCCTTGGCGGTCTTCAGGCCCGTGTGCGACTCCCAGGAGAAGTAGCCGTTGCCGAAGCCGCACGCCACCGACAGCAGGCGCAGGCCCGTGTTGATGGCGCTGGCGTTCTCGTCGGCCTTGAGGTCGCTCTGAACGGTCTGGATCTTGGCCGACCCCTCGTCGCCGGGGTTCATGCTGAAGATGGTGTCGTCGGCCTCGCCGAAGGCGTAGTAGGTCTTCGTGAGGCTGCCGTCCGGCCCCTTGTCGGTCTTGGACTCTATGAGGGTCTTGTCCACGAACGTGCGCGGGCGGCCCACGCGAATGTGGTCGAGCAGGGAGGTGGCGGCCTCGTCGACCACCTTCATGGCCCCCACGGCGTTGCAGTACACGCTCGCGCCCATCGCGCAGTAGTCGTAGAAGCGGTTCGACACGGCGGGGCGCACCAGCGCGAAAAGCGGGCGGGTGCAGCGCGTGTCCATGTCGGCGCTGATGCCCTCGACCGCCACCTGCTTGTGCGTCTTGGTGTCGAACAGCTGCGTGAGGATGTGGTAGGTGCCGCCCTTGAGCACGTGGGCCTGGCACTGGTCGTAGTCGCGCCCGGCGACCTCCACGCGGCCCACGAACGCGCACTGCGTGCAGTCGTCGGCGCTCCACGTGAGCGGGACTATCTGCGTGGCGTCGTAGCGCACGATGCGCAGCTCGGCGTCGGGCGTGTAGGCGCTGTCGGTCACGCCTCGCGGCTCGATGACCCACGCGCCCGTGCCCATGGCGAACGCGCGGGCTATGAAGTCGGCGTTGTCCATGGCGAACGATGTGGGCGCGTCGCCGTCCTCTGTCGGCTGCGGCGCGGCCTGGCCGTCCTCGTGCCCCTCGTCGCCGACGCCGCCCGTCGCCTTGGGGTTGGCGAAGTAGCGCGCCATCCAGGCGCGGCGCTCGTCGCTCGTGCTGGAGATGATCGTGCTCTCGTTCATGAGCAGACTGGCCCACTCGTCGGCCACGAGCGCCGCCGGGTGCAGGCTGGCGCGCTCGCGCTTGTACACGCGGAAGCCGCGCCGCTCGCTGTAGTGGTACCAGCCGTTGTTCGCCGCGAACCAGCCGAACCAGACGCCCACCATGCCCTGCATGCGGGTGTCCGGCTGGTATCCCATGCGGCGCAGCCACGCCTCGGCGTAGCCCGTGTTGCCTCGCTTCTCCATCAGAGGTTGCTCCTTATCCACAGTCCTGCGGCGTAGCCCGCCGCGTCTATCGCGTCGTCGTTCACCTTCGGCAGTGTCTCGGTTATGTCGCCCTGCCCGTTCGACACGTACTCGAACTCGGGGAACTCCTTGGCGGCGAGCGGGCAGCGGTCGGGGTCGATGACTATGCGCGTAAGGTTCTGCATCCACCTGATGCGGTTCTTGGGCGCGTTCAGGCCCTGCTTGAGCGACTTCTGCGCGCCGATGCCCTGCTCCTGGTAGTAGAGGATCATGCCGCGCGCCGCGCTGTCGCACCACACGTCGGCGGCGGGGTCCTCGGCCGCCTGCAGCTTGGCCGCCACCAGCTCGGCGGTCTTGACGTCGATGGCCTCGGTTCCCTGGCGGCTCTCCTCGTCCAGCAGGTACAGCACGCGCTCGTTCTCGTCGTAGCCCGCCTCCATGAACACCCAGGGGTGCACGCTGCCCGCGTCCACGCCGAACGAGCGCAGGGCGATGGACGCGCGCTCCTCCGCGGTGATGGGGCGTATGTCCAGCAGCTCGTCGGGGAACACCTCGGAGCCCGTGCCGATGACCTCGCCGAGCCATTGCCAGCGGTAGGAGTCGGGCGTCTTGCGGCGGCTGCGCTCGGCCTCCGCCAGCGCCGCGACGCTTATCCACTCGGGGTGCTCGTCTATGACGTCCAGGTACGTGGTGTGGCATATGAAGCGCCCGTCCTCGCCCGGGTGGGCCTCCAGGTCGCGCGCCTCCTTGTTCACCCAGTTGCGAGCCGAGCGGGGAGGGTTGTAGCTGTAGAACACCCAGAACATGTCGCCGCCGCGCAGGAACGTGGCCAGCACGCTGCGCACCTCGTCCATGCCGTCGAACTCGTCTACCTCCTCGAACCACACCACGGCGCAGTAGCCGGTGCGGAACTTCGCGGACTTCAGCTTCTTCGGCTTGTCGCATCCCACAAAGCGTATGACCTGCCCGGTGGGGCGGTACGTCACCTCCATGGGGGACAGGCCGAAGTCGAACAGGTGCGCCACGCCCAGCACGTCGCACGCCCAGCCTATCTGCTCGTACACGGACGTGCGCAGCGTGTTGCCGACCTTGCGCAGCACGACGGCGTTGGCCTCCGGGTTGAGCATGATCAGCAGCACGATGGCGATGGATATGAACGACGACTTGGTGGAGTTGCGCCCGCCCTTGAACCAGTAGTGCGTGAACTCGTGCGCCTTGATGGAGCGCCACACGCCGGCGAACACGGAGGCCACGACGTCCGAGAGCCTAACCGAGGTCGTCAACGATGGTCACCCCCGCCTCCGCCATGGCGGCCTTCGCGCCGTCCACGCCGAACATGTCGTTGAGCAGCTTCACGCTCTCGGTTATGGCCAGGCGCGCGTCGCCGTTGATGCTGCCCTCGGCCGCCTGGCGGCGGAAGATGGGCAGCGCGCCGTCTAGCACCTCGAACAGCGGGGCGGCCGCGTCCTGCAGCTCCCAGCGGCAGTCCTTGGCGGCCGCGTCGCGGATTTCCTGGATTCTGTGCGCGATTCGTGGGTCGCGCATCAGCTTGGAGGCGGCGCAGCTTATCGAGTTGTAGTTCATCCGCTTGCAGTCGTAGGCCGCGCGGTACGCGTCCTGCTGCTTGGCGCGGGGCTTGGCCATCTCGCGGGCGAACGCCTCCTGCTTCGCCGTGAGCGGCTTGTCCTTCTTGGGCACCTGCGGCCTCCTTCCTGATTAGTTTCACGCTAGCCAAGCGACGCGATCACATCGCGCTCGCGCGGCGAAAGCGCGAAACGCTCTGCGGCTGCACGCTCTGCGGCTGCACGCTCTGCGGCTGCACGCTCTGCGGCTGCACGCTCTGATATGAGGTAGCCGCTGCCGTATATCGCCTTGTTCTGCACGCGCTGCGCGTCGAGCGCCCTCGTGAAGCTGCACTCCTGCGGCCCCACGCGGAAGTCGATGCCGTACTTGGAGTAGCGCGCCAGCATGGGCGCGGTCAGCACCTCGTCCGGGTACTCGTACTTCGGCAGCGCCTTGGCCTTCTCGCGGCGCAGGCGCTCTATCGCGGCATCCAGCTCGGAGCGCAGGTCGGGCGCGCTGCGAGCCTGGGCGGGGTCGAGGTTCGTCACGAACGACGTGTTGACGCTTGCGCCGTTGGCGTACGTCACGCCGACGCCCGTCACGACCTTGCAGCAGTTGCGGATGCCCATGCACGTCAGGGTGGGGGCGAACAGGAAGAAGCCCACGCCGCGCTCCTGGTAGTGCTTGACGATCTTGCTCAGGATGGAGAACGGCGGGTTGTCCACCACCGTGCAGCCCTGCGGGTACTCCTCGCGCTCGTAGTCGCCGCCCGGATAGAACGGGCGCGCCACCTTCGCCAGGTCGAACCCGTACTCCCGGTGCGCCCACCGCAGCACGCAGTCGTACACCTCGGGCGGGGTGTAGCAGTCGTCCGTCGTCCTTTTCGGCTCGAACTTTGCCGTGAACTCCTCGTATGTCTCGCCTCTCGCCATGCGTCTCCTATCTCTCGGCCCATATGGTCGCAAGCGTGTCGCCGGGCACGGAAAAGGCCGCCCCGAAGGACGGCCCTCTGCCTGTTTCCGTATTCGGTTGCCCCTATCCGCACGCCGCCACGGCCATGGCCATGATCCCGAGCGCCAGCGCCCTTATGGCGTAGATGGCCGCCGCGTCTATGGCGATTGCCGCCGCTATGAACAGCAGGCACCCCCAGTTGCATCCCGGGCGGTTCATCGCTCCTCCCACTCGACGGTGCCGTCGTCGTACTCGGCCTTGAGCCATTCCAGGTAGTCGGCCTCCTCGCAGAAGCTGGCCAGCAGCCGCTTGCTGGTAGTGCAGCTGCTCATGCGGCTCGTCTCATACACGGCGATGAAGAAGGGCCACGAGTGGAGCTCCGTCTCCGTGTGGATGGCCCGCTCGGGCGTGCCGAAAAGGTGCTCCCAGTTCGTCATTGCGCCCCCTCCTTCGCGCTCGGCCCGACCTTGCGGTAGGTGAAGTCCTCGAACAGGTGACCGCACCAGCGGCAGCGGTCGCCGCCCTTGGGCAGGTGGTGCCAGATCTCGCGCATGCCGCACTTCGGGCAGCGCACCTCGATACTGGGTCGGCGCTTCGGCTTCTCGGTCTGCTGCTCCATGGCTACTCCACCGCCATCCGCATGGCCGGCTTCATGGCCTCGCGCAGGCTCTTGGCCAGATTCTCGGCCGTTACCTCCACGTTCACGTCGGGCATCGCGAAACCGTGCGCCTCTTCGGCCTTGAGGCAAGGCATGGCGGCGTCTTGGGCCGCGCCCTTGAGCGTCGGTGCCGCCGTCTCCTTGGGCTCGCAGCGCCCCAGCCACATCTCGCACTCGTCCAGCTTCGTGAGCGCCAGGGCGCGCTCGCGGCTCACCTCGTAGGTCGCCTCGACCTCGCGGCGCAGCCGCTTGCAGTCCGCCGGCCCGTCGCTGCGCAGCCTCTGCCTGGCATCGGCGAGCTTGCGACCCACCTCGGCGAGGTTATCGGCCAGCGCCTTGTTCTCGCTTCGCAGGCGCTCGTTCTCTCGGTGGAGGTTCTGCAGGGAGCGGTCCTGCACCGCGAGGCGCTTCTGACCGTTCCAGCAGTCCTCGCACAGCGGCGCGTCTACGCCCATGTTGTCCTGCCCCAGGGCGTCGATATCGCGCCCGCAGGTATCGCAGATGATTCCCATGGCTACTCCCTTCCTTCCGGCTTCACCGCGCCTGCGAGGAACCACGCCCGCAGGCTCTCGGCGCACTCCGGGCACAAGGCCCTTGCCTTGCCGTCGATTCGCGCGCTGTTCCTCAGCACCATCTTGGCGTAACCCGCCAGTGTCGCCGGCACTTCCTTGCCGCAGCGTTCGCATGCGCACATGTACAGCCTCATGCCTGCTCGCCTCCCTTCGGCAGAGCGTCGGCGATTCGGTCCCAGTCGGTGGCCGGCTTCTCGCTGGGGTACTCGTAGGCCCCCACGCACGGCACCGGCAGCACCGCCATGCCGTCGTGCTCGCCTGCGTACTCGTCTGCGTCCGATCTGCTCTCGAACGCCAGCACCACGTCGCTCTCCGTGGCCACCGCGTAGATCTTCTTCATCGTTTCGTCTCCTATTCGAACTCGAAGCACTCGCATGCCTCGCTTGTCTCGTCTACCGCCTCCACGTCGGGGCCGCCGCCCGTCATGGCGTCGCGGGCGCACACGGCCTCGCCGCCAGCGCCCTGCACGCGGCCGCAGAAGCGGCACTCCCGGCACGTGCGGCCCTCCCACGGGTCGGGCCGGTTCCACGGTGCCCTGGGGTCGGACTCGAAGCACCCGGGCGGGAGGTTCCACCCGCTTGAAGGCTCGTTCCCGCTCACATGCACCGCCTGCCCCTCGGCAGCCGCCCCCAGCCGTCCATGGCCAGGGCATCCGCGTACTTGGTCGGTTCCGGCAGCAGCAGGTACTCCCAGTGCCCCGAGCCCGGCGGGGCGGGGCGGTTGAACCTCTGCTCGGCCCTGACCCAGCGGAAGTGCAGCCGGTTGGCGTGCGCCAGCCCGTGGCAGCCGCTGCCGTTGCCGCTGCCGCACAGCATCACCGTGGGCTTGGGAACCTCGCGCCCGTCGCGGAACAGCTTGCCCGCCCCGCGCCTCACGATGTGGTGGCGGTTGAGCGGCCACGGCGCGCCGCACACGGCGCACCTGGGCGTCTCGATGCTCGGCCCCTCCATGAGGGGGCGCAGGATCTCGGGCAGCGTGTCAACGTTTGCCATTCGATAGCCTCCTGTCCTTGCCTTGCAGCTCGTACTTGTCGCACATCTCCGACAGGCGGCTCACGATGGCCACCGCCGTCTCCTCGTCGCCGTTCTTGGCCAGGCGGCGTATGAGGTCGCTCTTGCCGTACTGCGTGGTCACGACCACGGGCCTCATGTTCTCGTACCTGTCGTTCACGACGCGGAACACCTGCCCCAGTGTCCAGTCGGTGGGGGACTCCTTGCCCAGGTCGTCCAGCACCAGGCACCCCACGCGGGAGAGTCTGGACAGCACGCCGTCCTCGGTGCCGTCGCCGCCGTAGGTGCCCTTGATGGCGGCCAGCACGCCCAGCATGTCGGTCACCCTCACGCTGGTGCCGCCGTCCACCAGGAGCCGCGCCACGGCGCTCGCCAGGTGGGTCTTGCCGGTTCCCACGGGGCCGCAGATGTACGCCCCGCGCCCTTGCTCAACCTTCGCGGCAATGCCCTCGGCCATGGGGGAGGCGGCTGTCATGAAGCGGGGCTTGATTCCGGCCCGCTCGTAGGCCCGGCGGCGTTTGGCTGCGGCCTCCTCGGCCTTGGCCCTGGCCTCAAGGCGCGAACGCTCGTCGCGCTCCGCCACGGCACCCGGGCAGCCGCACGGCTTCCAGCCGCAGAAGGTGCGGCGGCCAGCCAGCACCACGTAGCGGACCTCCAGCTGCGCCCCGCAGTGGGGGCACTCAGTCGTACTCGGCATAGCCGTCGGCCTCCTTCCGGGTCCTCGGGCCGCGGTTCACGTAGTCCTCGAACTTCGGCGAGAACAGCGTGGAGGGCCGCAGGTACTTGGCCATCTTCGGGTCGCCCGCCCACTCGGCTGCCATCGTGTCGATGACGGCCAGGAAGTCGGGGAGGCGGTAGCCCTCGGCCCAGCGGGCGTGTATCAGCCTGCGGGTCTTGGCGCTGCTTGAGCGGTAGCGGGTGCCGGCTGCCTCGTTGAGCGCATGCACGATTTCGTCAAAGGGGATTAAGGGGTTATCTATATACTCAACCTCAACCTCAACCTCTGCATTGCCGCAACTCGATGCGCCTGCATGTGCATCCGCATCTGCTTGCGCATGTGCGACTGCATCTGTATCCGCATATGCTCCCGCATGTGCTTGCGCATCGGCTTGCGCCCGTGCCGCCGCATCGTCCGCCGCGTCTTCCTTCCCCGGCCTGTTGCCCCAGCGGGCGTTGGCCGCCTTCCTTGCGCGCTCGCTCTTCTCGTCGCCCATGTCGAGCCTGCCCTTGAGCACCAGGAAGGTAGGCAGCCACGCGGGGCTGCCCTGCGGCTCCTTGCCCGTGAACCGGTACTCGACGATGGCGTAGATGAACGGCGCGCGCTGCTTCTCGGGCATGGCCTGCGCGGCCGCCCAGAAGTCGTCGTGTATAACCATGCCCATAGTGTCGCCGTCGCCTTCCCTAAAACGGGATATCCTCGTCGTACAGATCGGGCATGGCCTGCTGCTGCGGCGCGGGCTGCTGCGGCGCGTACGCCTGCTGAGTGGCCGGCTGCGGCGCGTAGGC